ATTGGTTGATGCAGAGTAAATATAATCGCGCCGCCATTTTAGTAATATTGGCCGCTGCTGTGCAGTTTTTCCGACTACCAGAAAAGATAATTAATTTGGTTCGAAAAATTCAGAACGCTATTCGTGGTAATGAGTCTCAAATTCATGCTCAGGGCATTGCGGAAAACGTGATATATAGCCCATGGTTTGGTTTGTGTGGACAAATTATTTTCGCAACTTTGGCCTTTGTTGGTATCGGTCAGATACCCGGAAAGAAAGATTGGGACAATTATATTCTTCGTCTCGATCGTATTCCAAAGGCCATTGCTGGTGCAACTCAAATTTCTGAATATTGTACACAATATTTCAACCTTGCGTGTGATCAACTTAAAATGTTGGTCTTGAATAAAAGCGAGGCAGAACTGGGACATGTCAAGGCTCTATACGCTGAAATTCATGCGTGGGCTGACGATGTTTTGAAATATTGCAATTTGTCTGAACGTGGCAAAATTGATGAAAGTGTGGAAACGGCTCAACATGTTGAGCAATTATACTTGCGTGGTTTATCGTACAGCAAGGAAAAGATTACTGATCGTCACATTTTGCATTTGATTAAAACAACCCTTCATCCTGCAGAGTTATTGTATAAGTATGTTAATCGATCCCCTAGTCGTGGCGCGGGTCCTCGTATGCGTGCAATAAATGTGTGGTTGAATGGAGAATCTGGAGTGGGTAAGTCGGAGATTGTTTATCCATTGTGTATCGACATTCTTCGTGCCATGGGTATTTCTGTGCGTGATTATCATGCTTTGGTATATCCACGATACGTTGAAACGGAGTTCTGGGATGGCTATCACAACCAAAAAATCGTGGTTTATGATGATGCCTTTCAGTTGAAAGATGATAAAACCTCTCCAAACCCTGAATATCATGAGGTAATTCGTGGTTGTAACACTTTTCCACAGCATATACATATGGCAGCTATTGATGATAAAAATACTTTCAATGTTGCTGAGGTGAATATTTACACTACAAATCAAATGAACGTACAGATTGAATCACTGACGCATCCTGAGGCTTTTTACACTCGTATGCAGGATTACGCTTATTGGGTAAAACCGAGACCAAATTATATCAAGCGTACTGTGAATGCCAATGGCGTTACCCGTGAATCCTTGGATAAAACGAAGTTAAATCCAGACGTGGCTATTGATTTGATGGCGTATCATTTCCAAAAAATGAAGCGTACCGATGACATAACCCGACCTTGGATACCTGATGGTGAGCCAATTGGTTTTAATGACCTCCGTGATGTAATCTGTGAAGCATGGCGTAAAGAAAAACAGGGATTTTTGGCTAAGGCTAAATGGCTTGCTGATTATGCAGTACGTCCACAGATGAATCCTGATAATGATGTGAGGGAGATGTTGTTCTCCACCATGGATGACGACGAGTGGTATGCTGACACCAGTGACAAGCCTCCTTTCCATTATTTGACGGAGGAGAAGAAGAGTTCAATGCAACAGAGTACCTGGAATAGGATGTTTGAAAAGGATATTAGACAGCTTTTGCAGGATGGTCGTTCGTGGGAATCCATAGATTACCGTTATGCCGCTGATCCGGTAGTTTTTGAGCACTTCTGTGTTTTCCAGGAGACATCCAAGATGGCTCAGCCAATTTCCAAGTGGCGACAGTTTTCGGATGCGATTGGCAAATCCTTACATGTTGTGGGTAACAAGCTCAGAGAGTTAACTGAGCGAGCGATGAAATATTTGCGGGAAAACAAATTTATTTGTATGCTCGGACTTATTGGAGTTGCTCTTACGATGTATGGTGTTTACGAAGCTTTTCGCTTTTGCGATTCAGAAGAACCTGTAGAGGCTGATGAAACACGTATTGTTGAAATTGGTAGCTCGGGCGATTTAAAGACCACAAAAGCAGCACGTCCAGTTGTGGTTGAGGTAGGTACTTCCGGCGACCCTAAAACGCAAAAGATACAAAAAGGACCACGAGTTGAATCTGGTAGAACCATGGCCGCGCGTAAATTGGACGAATTAGCCAATACGCAGGGTTGTAATGATCAAGCTGCTCATTCATTGTCAACTGAGTTGTTGCGTACGAATACATATCGTATGTCGTATCACAAAACAGTCGGTGATGAACAAAAACGTGTGGATATTGGCAATTGTACATTCATTGCTGGATATACAGTTGTCATGCCTTACCACTTTTTGCGAGCATTGTTTGGTCGTGGATTACCCATGGACACTTTGATTTGTCTTTCTCAAGATGGACGAGAGGACATAACGCGAATACCTTTGTCGCATTTTTATAAATATGATGAAACGGAAATGGTGTTAACCGACCGTTGTTATCACGCGTCTTTCACCAATGGTGAACGTCGCGATTTGGTATTCGTTAATTTGCATCCTTTCGTCGAACCAAAACGTAACCTCATTAGACACTTCGTAACGGTCGACGATCAATCTAAATTATCAAGAGCATATACTGCTGGTGCGCTTGCAACTTACCATAGGTCTGCAGGTGGACATTTGTCACGCGCATATCAGTGGTTGACTAAAATCAAGGCAATGGACCGCAGTATAACAATTGATTTTTACGATAGCGACATCCCTTCTTATTCGCAACGTGATTGTTATCGATATGAGGCACCCACACAGGTTGGTGATTGTGGTGCAATTGTGGGAGTTTATAACAGCCGCATGGAAAGAAAATTGATTGGTATGCACATAGCTGGCAATGAGTCTAGCAGTGTTGGATACGCTGTACCGATCACGCAGGAAATTATACAGGTTGCACTTGATGCACTTGTAAAGCAGAATGCGATAAACGTGCAGTGTTGTTTTGAAGTACCATCATGCGTGGACACTTCCATTGAACCGGAAATGCCAGAGGGCTTGTTCATTCCAGTGGGAAAGGCCAATAAGCGAGTCAATGGCTCGAGTAAAACCAGCATTAT